GAAGGTGATGTACGTAACCAAAACAACAGAATTTATCCTAAAGACGAAATTCATAGAGCAGTTAGAGCTATCAATGAAAAAATTAAAAAAGGATATTCCGTATTAGGCGAAGCTGATCATCCAGATGATCTTAATATCAATCTTGATCGTGTATCACACGTTATTACTGAGATGGATATCGATGGACCAAATGGAATCGGTAAGCTAAAAATTCTTCCAACCCCAATGGGAAATATTTGTAAAACCTTATTGGAAAGTGGAGTAAAGCTAGGCGTATCAAGCAGAGGCAGTGGTAACGTTAATGAAAGCGGTCATGTGAAAGATTTCGAAATCATTACTGTAGACATTGTTGCTAACCCGAGTGCTCCTGATGCTTACCCCGATCCAATCTATGAAAGAATTATGAATCATAGACGTGGTAACGTATTAATGGATGTTGCCGATGCAGCAAGATACGACAAAAAAGCACAACGTTATCTCCAAGAAGAGGTGACAAATTTTATAACCAACCTAAAGTATAGGAGAGATTAATATGGCTCATGCAATGGATGAACTATTAAGCTCAAGTACGCTCTCCGAAGAGGTAAGATCTTCAATCAGTGAAGCATGGGAAACTAAGCTAACTGAAGCACGTGAAGAAATTGCTGCAGAACTACGTGAAGAATTTGCACAACGTTATGAAAATGACAAAGAGCAAATCGTAGAAGCAATGGATTCAATGATTGGCGAAGTTATTGCAAAAGAACTCGATGAGTTCAAGCAAGACAAAGCTAAAGTGGCAGAAGATCGTGTTGCATACCGCAAGCACATGAAAGAACACTCAAAAGTTCTTGATGAGTTTGTAATGGATGCACTTCGCAAAGAAATTAAAGAACTTCGCGAAGATCGTAAAGCTCAAGCATCGAACATGACTCAACTAGAGGGTTTTGTTCTTGAGCAACTTACCAAAGAGCTCAATGAGTTTCATGAAGACAAACGCTCACTAGTTGAAGCGAAGGTCAAAATGATTAAAGAAGGCAAAGAAGTCATCAATCAAACCAAACGTGAGTTTGTTGAAAACGCAGCGAAAAAAGTTAATAAAGTACTAGAAAATGCAATCAAGTCTGAGTTAACAACACTAAGAGAAGATATCCAAGTTGCTAAAGAAAACACATTCGGACGCAAAATCTTCGAAACTTTCGCAGCAGAGTTTATGAGCAGCTACCTTAATGAAGGTACTGAAGTTGCAAAACTAAACAAAGCAATGAACGATCTGAAAGTTAAACTTGATGAAGCAAATAAAGCCGTAGCAGCGAAAGAAGTTCAGCTACAAGAATCTGCACGTAATGCTCGCATTGCAGCAGACAAAGCAGCACGTAAAAACGCACTCAACGAAATGATGGCGCCACTTTCAAAGCAACAAAAAGAAATTATGGGTGCACTACTTGAATCTACTAAGACAGCAGATTTACAAAGCGCATTCAACAAGTATCTACCTTCAGTATTGAAAGAAGATGCTAAACCACAAAAAACTAAGAAGGTACTTAGTGAATCTGCAAAAGAAGTCACTGGAAACAAATCAAATGTAGCAGAAGCTGCAGTTGATTCGAATATTTTAAACCTTCGTAAATTAGCCGGTATAAGTTAAGGAGACCGAATTATGGACGCATTATTTGAAAATTGGAATGCAACCAAAGAAGCATTAACTGACGGTCTAACTGGAACAAAAGCAAAAGTGATGGAAACAACACTTGAGAACACTAAGCGTTATCTCTCAGAGAGCGCATCCACTGGTGCAACTCAAGCAGGTAACATTGCAACACTTAACAAAGTTATTCTTCCAGTGATTCGTCGTGTTATGCCAACTGTTATTGCCAACGAGATTGTTGGTGTTCAGCCAATGACTGGCCCAGTTGGACAAATCCACACACTACGTGTACGTTACGCTGAAACATTTGACAGCGCAACAGCAGGTGATGAGGCACTAAGCCCATTCGCAATCGCAACAGGTTACTCAGGTAACGCAACTACTAACCGTGCAGACGCAACTGCAACACTTGAAGGTACAGCAGGTAAGAAACTTTCTATCCAAGTACTAAAGCAAACTGTTGAAGCGAAAACACGTAAGCTAAGTGCACGTTGGACTTTTGAAGCAGCTCAAGACGCAAACGCAATGCATGGCCTAGACGTTGAAGCAGAAATCATGCAAGCTCTTGCACAAGAGATCACTGCTGAAATCGACCAAGAGATCATCGCATCTCTAACTTCACTAGCAGGTTCTGCAGCTGACACTTATAACCAAGCTGGTGTAAGTGGTACTGCAACATTCGTTGGTGACGAGCACGCAGCTCTTGCAGTTCTAATCAACAAGAACGCAAACACAATTGCTGCACGTACACGTCGTGGCGCAGGTAACTGGGCAGTTGTAAGCCCAAGCGTACTAACTGTACTACAATCAGCAACAACTAGTGCATTTGCACGTACTACAGAAGGTCCTTTCGAGGCACCAACTAACACTAAATTCGTAGGTACTCTAAACGGTACTATGCGTGTTTATGTAAACCAGTATGCAGCAAACGATGACGTACTAGTAGGTTACAAAGGTTCAACTGAAACTGACGCAGCAGCGTTCTACTGCCCATACATCCCACTAATGAGCAGCGGTACAGTACTAGACCCACAAACATTCGAGCCAGTAGTAAGCTTCATGACTCGTTACGGTTATGTGGAACTAAGCAACCAAGC